ATCCATCTTTTTTTGATTATTTATATCTTGACTACTAAATGGATTCCTATCTTTAGCCTTCCCACCACTTTTTAAATTAATCATATTATTATACCACCTTGTTTTTTTAGGATATATGATAATATCTCTAAAATCACCACCAGAATCTGGCACTGAATAAGCATTAGATGAAATTCTATTCAGATCATCACCAGAAGAAGTTACTAATAAATTATCCTCAGAGATAATTTTTTCATAATTATCTTCTCTATTTGGATCAACATATACATCAATTTTTAATTCACTACTTTTTAAATCCAATCCTAAATATTTTCCTTTGATATTCCCACCAGCACCTATTGGAATTACCATACTACCATCTGAAGAAGTTGTTATAAAATGAGATTCTGAGAAAATTATTTCATTTGTCGAATTCTTTAAATCTATCTTGACACCTAAACTTTGGCTTGAATAATCAGATGAGACTACAGTATATGGTAAAATATCTGGTAATTTTGGTTTTCTGAATGCTGGATAATATGTTTGAACATCAAATGATACAGTTAATTTTATAGTGTTATCCGATGTCAAGTTTTTTTCTCTATTAATTTCAATGTTATTAGAGTCTGGTATTTGCATTACAGCATCTATGTTCAGAAAGTTATGTTCAAAATACATAAATCTATAAAGCCACAAAGTGTCCATTATTGCTTGACTACATTTGAAAGTATCGATTTCACTTGATAAATGTATCACTAAATCATACTTTGCAGTAATAGGTATAGCTCTAACTTTAGTTAAAATTTTTCTTATCTCATCATTATTTTCAACAACCATTTTCAACCAAACATTTGGGTTAGCAAATTCATCTCCCTTAATTTCATAACTAGTCAAAGTTAAATGACCCCTTGGTATAATATCAGTGTTTAAATCTACATATCTACTATTAGAAACAACGTCATCAGTAAAAGAATCTAATAAAAATCTCTCATCACCAGTCATAGAATAATAAAATGGAACATTGACAACTCTATCACCGGAACTAAACTTATTAACCCACCTAATTTCTCCCTCAAGAGTATCCAGTACACAAACAGTTAAATCTCTAAAAAATACATCTTCAAAATTAAATCTTTCTCCAATCATGAAGGTATATATTAATATAATAATGGTTCTTAAAAACTTTGGTTGATTACTTTTTTATAAACATGACTTATGAAAAATTTACTATTATCTGAGAGATGGAGACCAAAAAATTTAGAAGATATAATTCTATTACCCAGAATTAGGAAAATATTTGAAAATGGTTTAAATAACAATGTTATTCTACATGGACACTTTGGTACTGGTAAGACCACACTATCTAGAATCCTAATTGGTAAATACACAAAGGATAAACCACTCTTAGAAATAAACAGTTCATTTTATACATCAATTGATACACTAAGAAGTAAGATTGATGATTTCTGTTCTAAAGTTTACATGGGATTTGACTTAGAAAAAGATATTGATAGAGATGAGACTAAATATGTTTTCTTAGATGAGTTTGAAAGAACATCAATTCAATATCAAGATGCTCTAAAAGCTTATATTGAAGAGTTCTCAAGAAAAAATGTTAGATTTATCTTTACCACCAATCATATTAATAAAGTCTCAGCTGGAATCAGATCTAGACTCATAGAAGTAAATTTTGATTGTCAATCAGTAGAAGAGGAAAAATATTTAAAACAAGAAATCTATAAGAAAATACAAAATCAAATTTGTCCAAAGGAAGGATTTGAAGTTAGTAAGGAAGAACTTGTAAAAATAATTAATAAAAAATTTCCAGATTTTAGATCAATACTAATTGAGTTAGATAGTTATAGACTAACTGGTTCTTTAATTTCATCATCAACCACAAATATTAAACTAAAAAATGATACATATTCACTGATTTATGATAAATCAAAAACTTATGAGGATATTTATCATTTTCTCATGACTAATTTTGGACCAGAAAAAATAGATGAACTATTAAATTTATTTGGTAGACCCTTTATAGAATACTCACTAAGTGAAAAGAGAACAAATATTGAAAAATTATTTCAAGTAAATTACATAATTTCCGAAAATACCCACCTTTTAGAAACCAATACAGATCCAATAATTTTGGGAATGACAGTATTGGGTAAAATAAGAGACCTATTTTAATATATAATTTATGGCATTTGATTTTACCGACTTCTATATTTTATACCAAGGTCAACCAAAGTATGACTCAACAGAATTAATTGAGGATGAACTTATTAGAGTTATTGTCCAAAAATATCAAATGGTTATATTCACCAATAAAGGTGAGGTGTTAGGAGATCCCGATTTTGGTGCAAATCTTGAAGAAATTCTATTTGAATTTAGAGTTTCAGAAGATTATGTTAAAGGTAAAATACAAGAACAAATAGAAACTTATATACCAGAAATGTTAGGTTCTTCTTATAATCTACAAATTGTATTCGTACAAGACCCAGAGAGATTCCAAGATATGATGTTTATTAACTTAACAATCGCCGATTACGATATCGTAGCACAAATCGGTAGGTCCGCTTAAATCGGACAACTAGTGGCCGTATAAATAAATTTCCAGTTTCTTTTAATATTTATACCCATAGACTCGGCAGAAATAAACACATCGGATAAACACTCCGAATCAGCGCCACCAACTATAGTAACATTCTTACCACTTAACTCTTCAAATAAGTTAAACAATTTTTTAGGTATCTGAAACCATTTATGATTATTACCGATGTAGACTATAGCGGTACCTTCTTTTGTCTTGAATAAATCTCCTTTTTTTAAATCATCGGAATCCTCTTTAGATTTTAATAGGTCATAAGTTTCTTTATCCAAAATCTTTTTGTAGAAATCAACATCCACATCATAGTTATACCTTTTTTCTATAATGTCCTTTTGATTTGGGAAGTTATAAAGATCACTATGTACAGGTATATCTGGGGTTTCATCAAATAAATAATCTTTATCAACATTCTTACCATCGACATGGTTATCCCAGATTTGATATACTTTTGAAAAGTTTTGACAATATTTTTTTAATTCATTCAGATACATTTCAGTGAAAAATTTTCTGAATGATTTTTGAACGTCAACTACTATTAAAATGTCATCTTGAAAATTTTCAAAAAGCCTTAAATATTGCATATACTATATATTATAATGAATAAAAAAAAACACCGATTACTCGGTGTTTTTAAAAAGTTTTTTAATATTAATCAGGTAATTCTTCTTCATCCTCTTCTTCTTCCTCAGCTTGACCTTGAGCCTGTCCTTGACCTTGAGCCTGTCCTTGGCCTTGTGCCTGTCCTTGGCCTTGTGCCTGTCCTTGGCCTTGTGCCTGTCCTTGGCCTTGTGCCTGTCCTTGGCCTTGACCTTGTACTTCTTCGAAGTCATCCTGACCTTGGCCTTGTGTCTGTCCTTGACCCTGAGCCTGTCCTTGGCCTTGACCTTGTACTTCTTCGAAGTCATCCTGACCTTGGCCTTGTGTTTGAACTTGTACCTGACCTTGTCCCTGAGCTTGTGGTTGAGTCTGAGCTTGTGGCTGAGCCTGTCCTTGACCTTGTGCCTGTCCTTGCGCGCCACCAACTAAAGCAGTTGCTGAGAGTTTATCAGCATCTAATCCAGATTGTGCTACAAATTTCACTATTTCCTCAGCAATATCCATATCACCAAAGAACTGTCTAAGATTTTTACCAGTATTATCCTTTACTTTCTTAACATAAGCGTTAATCAAAGACTGTGGAATGTCAATAGTGGTTTTAACCTTATAAATATCATTTACTTGGAAAACAGCTTCCTTAATGATTTCTTCTCTTCTTTTACCTTTTCTAAAGGATTGAAATTTTCTGATGTGATTCATCTTATCTTAGTAATTTTTTAAAATATTAAATTATATATTATAATCCAAAAATCATTTTTCAATGAAATAATAATAATAAAATAGTTGTTATTATAAAAGTAGCGGTACCTACATACGCCCAATTCCTCTCAGTTTTAACATTTTTTATTATTTTATCAGAATTTGTGATAATTGTGTCTTTTTTCAAAGATGATTTTTCACATAATTTTCTGTTTCTTTCTTCTAATTCTAAACTTTTTTTAAGACTATTAATAATCCTTTGTTTATTCACATCAGATGAATCTAATTTAGTTATGGTAGCTTTTAAAGAAATTACTTTTCTTTCATAATCATCAACAACTACAATAAATTTATTTATTGTAGAGTCACAGGAAATCATCATACTCTCAAGAATCAACTTTAATTCCAAATCATTTTTGATTTTTTTTACTTTTTCAATTGGTAAAGTAATACCAAGAGTATCTTTACCAACAATATAATATTGTGGTAAGTTCTGTGAAAAAAGATTGATAGACATTAAAGTCAAAATAAGTGATAATAATATTTTTTTCATAAAAATTAATAGTTTTTAAAGAAATCTAATGTTTGTTGATTAGATGGTTTTTTTTGGTTCTTTTTCAAATCTTTGTACTTATTCACATTATTTTTCCAAATAGACTTGTATTTATTAGCACTGTCTAAAGATTTTGATAATCTAACTTCTAGTTGTGAATTTTTGATCTTTAAATTAATAATTTCTTTTCTGTATATAGAATCTACACCAATCAAACTATCTGTTTGTAATTTAATCTTTTCTATCAGTGGTTTCAAAGAATCCCTTTCAGCTTCTATTCTATCTATATCACTTTTTAGC